GTCTTTACCTCTTTCCTCTTTAAATACTGGAGGCTTGTTAGCTTCAAAATTAAAGATTAAAATATTTTCTTTGTTCATCATGTTACTTGATGTGTTTTGTAGGTTATGTCTATGTCGTGCTGATTATAGGTAGTACTTGCACGTTCTAAGTCCATTAGTCCACTTTCTACTAAGCCAGTTGCTAAGGCAGGGTCTAAGTTAGTTGTTGAGGTTTGCTCGTAAACAAAATATTCGTATTGCCCTCCTGCGCCTAGTATAAGCTCTCCTAGTAATGGGTTATCTGTTCCCTCTGTAAATACAAATTCATTGTACCTATCTTTATATAAGCTAGTATCTGCCATTATACAATAGTAGCTAACTTTCTCGGTTACATTTCTAAACTGAAATAAATAAACTGGAGAAGATAATGTACTCTTTTCCTTTAGTGTCAAAGTTAGATTGCTTGTAGTATTTTCGTTTATCAAAATCGGCATTACTCAGAATCGCTTTTGTCTTTCTTTTCCTTCTTTTTTTTCTCAGCTTTAAAAACATCTAAACCCAATTTTTTGTATTTAGCAAACTGTTTTGAATCGTTTACTATGGTAACATGACCTACCACTTTGTGGTAAACTGTACCGCCTTTTAAAAACTCCTTTTTTAGTTCCATATTATCTATTGTAAAAAAAATTAATAGTTGTATAAAAAAACTATAAAATAAAAAAAGGGTAACAAATTAATGCTACCCTCCTTTAATTAGTTGTTTAAAACTATGCTATTGTTAAACCTGCAATTACTGTAGAATCTACTTCTAGCATTCGCTTTGCTTCTTTTGCTGTGATGCTATACGTGTATCCGTTGTGGTCGCCAAATGCTGCTCCAGTTACTGCTGTACCGCTTAATTTATCTGCTGCGTAGTAAGCTCCAACAGTCCAGTATTTCTCATTCATATCTTTTACGATAACGAATAACTGAGCTTGGTCTAAAAGCATTAATTCCTCGTTCTCTGATGCTGTTAAATTCTTAGTGTTAAAGTCTAATACAGAATCGTAAAAGTTAGTTCCATTCTCTAAACTTCCTGTGTGAGTTTCAATTAAAGAACCGTTTTCTTTTTCTAAAGAGTATCTGTAAAAGCTAGTAGCTCCTGCTTGAGTCAATCCTGTGATTACTCCCGATGCTACTGTGTCTATTGTTATATCTCCAAAGTTAGCAATCAATACCTCAGAGATTCCACCTGTGGAGTTTCTGCAGTCTATTGCTCTACCTTGCGTTAATGCACATGCCATATCTTATATTTTTTTTAGTGTTTATAAAAAAAGGGGTTAGGCAATTACCCACCCCTCTTTAATTAATTGTTAAAGTCCTATTAAGGTACTAAAGTAAATTGTACTACCTCGTCTGGGAATCTTACTTGTACTCCTCTTTTGAAAGTAACATCGAAGAAAATACTCTTCTCAGAAACTGGGTCTAATCTTACAGACATTGCATCTTCGTCAGCATCTCCATCCATTCCGATAACTACGTTAGAGTTTCTAGTTAAAATCATTCTCTCAGTTCCTGCTGCTCCTGGCAATCCTACAGTAGAACGTAAAGCTACGTTTGTTCCGTAAAGGTTTACTTGCTCGCCATCTCCAGAGTAGTGGAATAAGTTAGCGTTTTTCAATGCTACTACATATTTCTTGTAAACTGATGTAGGTACAAATAAAGATAAATCTTCTGCCTCTGAGATATTATCTGGAATAGACTCCCACATACCGTCTAAGATGTCTAGTACGTTAGAGCTTGAGATTCCAGTTGCTACCGTTACCGCTCCTGTGTTACCGTTTACTGCTGTTCCTGCTGCGTCTACAATTTTCAAAAGACCATCGTAGTAAGATAGGTTGTTAGTACCTGAAGCTGTGTCTCCTTGAAAATCTGCTACAGTTAAAGCATTTTGTAAAGCGTTCATTTTCTTTTCCATGTAAACTGCTTCAATCTCTGCAGGCATTTCTTCCTCTCCTGCTGCTCCTTTCTTTACTAGAACTTGCGCCCAGTATCCGTTCAAATCTTTAATACATAAATCTTCCGAAACTGCAATAGGACCTACTGTGATAGTTCTTTGTGAGAATGTAGTTGTGTCTGCGCCTGTGCGAGTACATGAGTCGCTCCCGAAGACAACATCTGTAGATAAAAACTGTAAGTTTGAGCTACCTTTAATTCCTGTTTGGATGTCTGCTACTTCTGCTAGTCCTCCAGTCGCTTGCATCTGTGCAATCAATGGAAAGTCTTGGTCTTCTATGTATGCGCTAAGTGCGCTTAAATCAAATGCCATAATTATTCTTTTTTAATGTTTATTTATTTACTGTAAAAATTGATTTCTTTTTAGGCGAAATTACTCCGCTTCTTTTTTTCTTAATTGGTGCTACGCTAGATTCATTAGCTAACTCCTCTACTGCTGTAAATATAGCTTTCTCTTTTGTATCTGCCTCTGCTTTGTATTTAGTAAATTCTGCTTTAACAGTTTCTAACTCCTCAGAGATTTTAGCAATTTGCTCATTAAATACAGTTTCTGTAGATTCAATAATCTTTCTGATCTTAGCCTCTGTTACTGTTTCAGCTACAGGCTCTGGAGTTGCTTCTGTTTCCATTGCTTCTTCCTCCTCTGCCTCTACTTCTTTAATGTCGGTAATAGCACCTTCCATTACTGTTACTACTGTTCCATCTGCTAGTGGGTATTCTCCGTTTGGCATTGGAGCAACTTCTCCCTCTACCTCTACTGTTACCATTGCACCAACTTCTAAAGCAGGCTCGATGTTTACCATTGTTCCATCTGCTAACTCAGCAGCCATCAACTTAACTTCGGTTACTTCTGGAGTAGCTTCTGCCTCTACTTCCTTAACTTCTTCGCCAAAAATTAAGCTCTTTACTTTGTCTAAAGTTTCTTTACTCATATTGTCTATTGTTTTATTATTTATTACTTGTACATTGTCATCTATACTTTTTTCAAAACCTAGTATTATTTCTCTTAGTTTATTAATTAAATCTTCGTCCATTGTTACTGGCTCAAGTTGTTTAAACATACCTTCTACGCTGAAACCTTTAAACTCTCCGTTCTTTACTTGCTCCCATATTTCATCGTTATCAACTTTAGCAGAACCCCATAGACTACCGTTAGGCACTTTTTCAAATTCCTTAGGAGCTACCTTTCCGCGTTCATTGTCTATTATAAGGTTGTCTAGCATATAAACCCCTTCTGCAATTTGTCTAGGATCGTGCATTAAATTAAAGTTGTTATTTAAACCTAGTCTGCTCTGCTTTTCTCTAATTTGCTCTATAGTCTTAGCTGAGAACTTTACAAAGAACTTTTCTCCGTTTTCTCCGATTCTAGGAATAAGTAAATCGGCTACCATAAAATAGCCTTCTATGATTCTTTTCTCCTCGTCTTTAATATTAAACTTATGTTCTACTTGTTTCCCGAACTGCATCCAGTTTGATTCCGTAGCAGGGAAATCTACTAGTGCGATAGCTGTTACTCCGCTTTCGTCATCGGTGTCAATTACTAATTCAAATACTTCTATTTTTTCCATTTTATTATATTTTAAAAAGTAGCGCTTTCTTCTATTACGCTTACATTGTTTTGTGTTTCTGTTATGTCTGTTTCAGTTACAAATACTTGTTGACCTCCTAGTATTGTACTAGTGTTACTTACTGGAGTTATTGCTGCTCCTCCTGCTGCTGCGCCTGCTCCATATGCACTTACATTTTGAGACTCAGAAGCTACAGGACTTCCGCCACCTTGATAGGATGTAGCTTTAATTGCTGCTATTTGCGCTATGGTTGTTACTGCTGCTGCTGCCATTGCTATAGCTGTGGCTATTCCAAAATCTGCTTTTGGTGTTTGTGCTAGTATAGACATTTGAGCCTGTGCGCCATTTACTAAAGCCATTGCTATATTTAGTTTCTTTTCACGTTCAAAACTTGCCTTTCTTAGCTGCTCTTTTTTCTTTTCGTTATCTCCTGCATTTTTCAAGTCATTTTGCAGAGCCATTTCATTTAAACTAGAAAGAGAATCTATTACCTGAGTAGCTGCTACTAGACCTTCCTCTCTTGCTTTCTGTTTAGCGTCTGCAATATCTTGAATGTCTTGAAGCTCTTTATCTTTTGCTATTTGCTTTAATTCAGCATCTGCTAAGTCTGCTGCTATTTTCTTATCTCTTGCCTCTTGCTCAATGCCTTCTATTAAAGTATTCATTTGTAGAAGCTGCTCCTCCTCCAGAGCTAACATTAACTCAGTATCTTCTCCGTACTTTTGAATTAGCTGCTGTCTTTCCCTTTCCTGTGCAAGTTCTAACTCTGCTAAAGCTCTTACGTTTTTATCCTCTATTGCCTTAGCTTCTAAATCTTCTAGTAGTTTATTCTTTGCTATTTCTAAAGCTATTGCATCCTTTGCTGCTTTTTCGTCTATCTTTTTTTGTTCTACTGCTGCTTTCTTTCTTTTTTCTGTACCTGATTTTTTAATTTCAATTAATGATATTTCTAAGTCTTGCTCTGCTTGTAATTGGTCGGCTTTTAGTTTTTCTTCTGCTTTAAAAGACTCCTCTAAAGCCTTCATGTTTTCAGATAATTCAGTTCCAAATACCTTACCTTGCTGTAACCTAAGCATTATCTCTTGGCGTAAGTCCTCCCTTCTTTGCGCTTGTAGCTCTCTTTCTTTTTTGGCTGCCTCTATTAATACTCTAAGTTTTTCTAATTCTAATTCAGTCGTTTCTTCTCCATTGGCTTTTCGCTTTCTGATTTCAAAGTCCATGTCTGAAACTATGCTTTCAGTTAACTTTTTATGTGCCTCAATTAATTTCTTGGTTGCCTCTGTTCTTTTCTCTGCGCTCTCTAAAGCTGCCCTTGCTTTCTCCTCCTCTGCTTTCTTTGTCTGTTCTGCTGTGGACTCCTCCATTAATCCTAAAGCTCTTAACGCTGCTTTCACTCCTTCAATAACAAGTGTCATAGGGAGTAAAGCAAAATCTATGACTTTCTTAATGTTCTTACCTAATAATACAAACCCTGCTACTAAAGCAGTAATAGCTAAAACTACTAACGCTATTGGGTTCATCGACATTACGACATTGAAAGCTGTCTGTGCTGCTGTCATTAGCCATGTTCCTGCTGCTGCTGCTTTCTCTGCTACTGTCTTAGCAATGAGTGCTACCTTGCCCTGTTTAAGTATATTGTTGTATAATTTGCTTGCAGAGCTTAATCCTTCTATCGCTCCTTTGAACCCCATAGAGATAGCCATAGCCTTCTCAATGGATGCGCCTATTTGCTCAATAGTTTCATTCTCGCCACCTAGTAAAACTAGACTAGCTGTAACATCTCCGATGCCTCCTGCAACACTTCCGAGTTCACTAGCTATCTGCTCTCTGTCCAAACCTTCAAAGCCTAGTTCTATATTCTTAATTTCTGCTGTAGTTTGAGCCATTGCAGTAGTAAGCTGTTTGAACTCCTCACTACCTCTACCAACTTCTTTAAGTCGGTCTTTCATTTCATCAAAACCCTTTTCTAACTCGCCTAGAGTCATCTGAGCTTTATCTGCTGTTAAATCAAATTCTAACGCTATTTTATCTGCCATATCTTAGTAAGTTTTAAATAATACAAAGTTCGCGCTATAGATTTGGTCTTGCGTTTTAGCTTGCCCCCACTCTACCGTAATATCTAAAGTATTAGCTGAGGTAGTGTCTATACTTTGTACGTCTTGAAAAACAAACCCCTCTAGGCTTCCTGTGTCTCTATTGTATGCAAAGTTTCCATTTGTACAAATGTCTCCAGTTGCTCCGATAGTTGCTATTGTAAAGTCTAGCTCTAGCTCCCATCCCAAAGCAGTAACTGGACTTAAAGTTATTGCTCCAGTAGATGCTAAAACCGTTGCTCCAGTTTTTATTCTTATAGTTATAGTATCTCCATTTTGAGCAGAAATAACCCCTCCTACTTTTCCATGATAAGAATCGCCAGCAGTAAAAAAGTCAGCAGGTACTGTTAAGCTACCTACTCCACTTCCTATAATGCTTGTTTCTGTAGTTGTGTTGGTTAGTGTTGCACTTTGAACAGTTTGCGAATAAAGACCGTATAAGGTCGCAGGATTAGGAGTTCCTAGTATTGTATCCGTTCCTACACTATCTCTTAAAGTGTAAGCGTTAGCGTTATCGCTATCTATAAAAATGTAAAAGTCTCCACTAGGAGGATTGCCTAAAGTAGTGCCTGCTGCTGTGCCTATTTGTATATTTGCCATTTGTTTTATTTTAGTATTAAGTCTCCATTTATTACAAGTACGCCCTGCACATTTAAACCTCCATAGTTAATCATTTGACTATATTGGATAATGGTTAAAATATTGGTAGGAGAAATGTAATTAACTCCGCTATATATGTCTGGAATGTATGTCATATTATTTTGTAAGTTGCTCCATCAAATTGTAAAGTATAGGAGTTATTTAAAGCTGTTATGTTTTTAACTAAAAGTCCATCTATAGAGTTGGGTGCATTCACTCTTATTTGTAAGGTATTGTTTATAGCTATCTTTTTAAAGTTCCAAACCTTTCCGACAGTCGGAGAGTCAGGCAATGATATTGCTATAGTTCCCCCTGAGGTATCGCATAAGTAAGTACTTACCTTTTCATCTGCTGTAGTATTTGTAGTTATAGTTTCTACGCTTCCAGTTCCTTTAATCTCTCCGTTGATGTAAGTTACATTTGACTCTGTTACCGTTACATTACTTGTATTAATTAGAGTTATGTTTTCTAGGTTAGACTCTATTACGTTATTATCTCCTTGTATAGTTATGTTTTTACTTTCTGTGAATACCTTGTTATTGTCTCCTTTAATATCTACAAACATTGCAGACTTGTCTATAAAGTTGTTTAAGCCATCCACGTGGCTAGACTTCATGTTTAGTATATTATTTCCAGACAATACATCTTGAAACATCTTAGGAGCTTCCTCATCTCCTATTAACTTAAAGCCTACTCCTATAATCTCCTCAGTTATAACTGTTGGTGTAGGTACTGACTTTAGTTTTAGGAACTCACATTTACTAGGCTTGTATTCAGAACTTGCATACATAACCTTATGCAGTGTCCAGTATTCATTGTCAAAAAAGTAACTAGGTCTAAATGATAGGTTTGCTATATCCGTAGGGTTAAGCAAAAAATAGCCTTTAAATATTTTGCTGTCTTTATCTGTAAGCTGCTCTAATTCTTTTCTGTGATATGTTTCGTAAAGATTGTTATTTGTTATCGTAATAGTTTGAAAGGTATTGTCGTAATAAATCTCTTTAGGTAAGCCGAAATTAATATCTATACTTGCTACATAAGGATCATTGAAATGTGCAGCGTATGGATACTCGCCTCTAAATACATTCCCTGCGATTGCTTCATGCACCCAGTTATTACTACTATTCTTTAAACCTGAGTAGTATAGTATTCTTATATTAGATTTAATAGTCTTTTGTTGTAGTGTTTCATCTACATCTATAATAGTACTTATTACTCTATTATTT